AGGGATAGTTATATTTGATGAGAAAATAACTACTAAATGTTTGATAGGGATGGTTGGTTTATTAATTATGATACCATCGTTTATAGGAAATGTTAAAACTGGTGAAGTAGGGATTAAGACGACGTGGGGGAAAATTACAAGTACTAATTTAAAAGAGGGATTACAACTTAAATCCCCATGGCAAAAAATAGAGAAGATGAACATTAAAGTACAAAAGTACGAAAATGAGACAGCTATGGAAACATCGACAAAAGATATGCAAATAGTAAATTCGATTATAGTTAGTGTAAATTACCAATTAGATGAAGATAAAGCAGTGGATATGTATAGAGCAGTAGGAACTAATTATAATTCAATTATATTAGAGCCATCTATTCAAGAGAGTATAAAAGGTGCAATATCTCAGTTTAATGCTGAAGAACTCGTAAATAAAAGAAATGAAGTTAGTGAGGCAATTTTAAATCAACTTAGTAATAAGGTCTTAAATTATGGTTTAAAAGTTTTAAATGTTTCTTTAAAAAATTTTGATTTTAGTGCAGAGTATAATCAAGCTATTGAGCAAAAGACAGTAGCCGAACAAAATACTCAAACAGCTAAACAAAATGCCGAACGTCAAAAAGTAGAAGCAGAAGCAAAATTAGAAGTGGCTAAAACAGAAGCTGAAAGAAAAAAAGTAGAAGCTGAGGCAGAGGCAGAAGCAAATAAAATTAAAGAAAAAACTATTACTAATGAAATCTTAATGCAAGATTTTATTAGTAAATGGAATGGTGAATTACCTAAAGTTACAAGTGATAAGAGTATTTTTGGCATAACAGATTTAGTTAAGTAAAGATAAAAAGGAAGATGATTGTATGAAAAATAAGGATTTAAAAAATAAATTATCTCAATTATATGACATCCGAAAAGAAATAATAGAATTACAACATAAAATAAATAAAACAAAAAAGAAAGATAATCTTACTGATGTGGTAGAATCGTCAGCAAGATTTTTTCCATTTAATAAAACACATGTTAAAATTCTTGGTTTAAATCCAGATACAGCTATAAAATTAGAAAAATACAATGAAATATTAGAAAAAAGACTAATTAATTTATTGGAGATAAAAGCAGAAATAGAACAACTTATAAGCGAGCTCCCAGAAAGTAGAATAAGAAGAATAATAGAATATAAATATATGTCTGATGAAGAAATGAGTTGGACAAAAGTTGCTTTAAAGATGGGTGGAAATACAACAGCTGATAGCGCAAAAATGGAATTTCATAGATTTTTTAAAAATATCTAATGTTTGTTACGATTGTTACGATTTAATATGTTATATTTGTATTGTGAAAGTGTTATTAGAAGGCTATGATTATGATTAAACTAAAAATAATTTAATTATTATTTGTGATTTTGTTTAGTTGTCACACATTTCATATCATAGCCTTTTAATATAAATGAGAATCCATGATTGGATTCTTTTATTTTTAAAAAGTAATTGGTTTTAACCCTTTGAACAAAATTCAAAATTTTAGTATAGCTATACAAGAGTACGTACAAAGAAAATATAATGAATCAATTTATTGATAAATTACATTTTCACTAGAATTAATTCGTTTTGATATTTTGTTCCAGGGATTAAAGCTAATTACTTTTTTATATGGCTGGATAGTGTAAGGTAACACATTAAGACTCAGTATCTTAAAAAAAATGGTCCAATTCCATTTCCAGCAACCAATAAAAATATAATAGAGGAGTGATAAAAAATGAAGATGATTGAAATAGAAGCTTCTGTATTTCTAGACCAAAAAAGATACTACCAGGAAACAGAAGTTATTAGAAATGGAAAGAAAATTGTCTTGATTGGTAAATTATTTTTTAAAGGAGATAGATATTACGTATCTAAAGAGAGAGCTAAATATTTAGAAGAAAAAGGATTTGCTAGGATAGTTAAAGAAGATAAACAAAATACGACAAATAAAACTAATTTGGAATCAGGTGAATAGTCATGGCTAATAGCAAGGCAAAAAGATGGTTAAAGCCTGAAAATTTGACCTTGTTAGAAGGCTGGGCAAGAGATGGCTTAACTAATAGTCAAATATCTAAAAAAATGAGGATTGCTGAATCAACTTTTTATGAATATTTAAAAAACTTTCCAGAGATATCGGAGGCTATAAAAAAAGGGAAAGAAGTTGTTGATTATGAAGTTGAAGCACAGATTATAAAAAGTATCAAAGGATACGTTGAAACATATGATCAGCAGACTGTTACTAAAGATGGAGATGTTATAGACTATAAAGAATCAAAATATATTCCTCCGAACATGACAGCAGCAATATTTTGGTTGAAAAATAGACAACCGCTGAAATGGAATAAAAAACCTATTGTAGAAGATATCGAAAAAGATGAAGGAGTAATAATAGTTAATGACTTGCCGAAATAAGAAGAAAAGAAAAGTTGTTAATCTTAGAGATTTAATTATTCCTAAATATTATGATTCTTTTAACGATATAAAACATACACATCAAATATTTACAAGTGGTAGAGCTGGTACTAAATCAAGTCGTGGAGCAATAAAGGGGATTAATAGGATAATAAATCCTAAACCAGGCTCTGTTATTGCTATGCGTAAATTTCATAATAAGTTAAAGAAAACTATATTTAATGAGTATAAACGAGCTATAAATAGACTTCATTTAAAGAAAAAAGATTTTAAGATAACTGTTAGTCCAATGCAAATAACTTATAAGCCTACTGGTAATACGATTTATTTTACTGGGAACGATTCCATAGATGATACAAAAGGTATAATTGATGAAGATAGACCAATAGTCTTAGTTCAAATAGATGAGTTAACTGAATTTTTTGATAAAGGTGATGGAGAAGATGAATTACAAAATATAGAGGCAACTTTTATTCGTGGAAATGACGAAGAATTTGTTATCGAATATTATTTCAATCCTCCTAAAAATCCTAAAGCACCGATTATGGAATGGCTTAACAAGATGAAATTAAGACCTGATTGTATACATATTCATACAGACTATAGAGATGTACCAGTTAGTTGGCTTGGTAGAAAGTTAATCGAATCAGCAGAGATATTAAAAAAACTTGACGAAAAGATGTATAACTGGCTGTGGCTAGGATTATGTACAGGAATCGACGAATTAATTTATTATATGTTTAATGAATCAATTCATGTTTATGATTGCACAAAAGAACATTTTAAAGAAATGAAAGGATTTTTTATAAGTGTAGATTATGGCCAAATGAATGCTACAACTTATGAAGCTTTTGGATTAGACTATAAAGATAAAGTTGTTAGAGGAATTGATGAATATTACTGGTCTGGTAGAGATAAAGGAAAACAGAAAAGCCCTTCAGAATATGCAGATGATTTTAAAATTTTTAAAGATAAAATAGAAAATGAAACAGAATTAAAATTGATTTATGTTTTTATTGATCCGTCAGCTAAAGGTTTAGCAGAAGAAATTAAGAGAGTTTGTCCAGGTATTATTATAAAAAATGCAAAAAATGAAGTTCCTTTAGGAATTTCAAGAGTACAAAAGATGTTGTCTTTTCAACGTCTTTTTATTTCTTCTAAACAAAAGTATTTAATAAAAGAAATGTATCTATATGAATATGATGCTGATCTACTAGATAAAGGAAAAGAGATTCCAGTAAAACAAAATGATCATTGTCAGGATGCATTAAGATATTTGATTATGGGGATTTGGAAAATAATAAAAATATTACTTCCTAATGTAGGAGATGATGAAAAAGATGATATGGAACTGGATTAGTAAGTTTAAAGGATGGTGTAATAAAATGTTTGATTATAATAAGATTATTAAAGACTTTGATTTGGATTTTGAAACTAGTAAAGACATTTTAGATGCACTACAAGAGTGGTCTAAAATTTTTAATGGTAAAGAGCCTTGGTTAGATAAAGATACAAAATCTTTACATGTTGCAAAAACGATGTGTGAAAAAATTGCTAAAGCTGTTACTATTGAATATAAAACCATTTGCGACGAGCCATATATTGATAAAATATACAGGAAATTTTTAAAAAACAAAAGGAAACATGTTGAAAGCATGTTAGGGAAATCATTAATATATTTTAAACCATATTATGATGGAAAAAATATAAAAGTTAATGTTATTCAGGGCGATAAATTTATTCCTGTTAAATTTGATGATGATGGCGATTTGCTTGGATGCATAATAATTGACCAAATAACAGAAGGAGCTATTGTTTATACTAGGCTTGAATATAATGAGTTAATAGATGATAAGATGATCTTTAAAAATATTGCATATAAAGGAAGAACTGAAGGAACAGTATTAGAAACGAAAATAATGTTATCTAGTGTTGATAAATGGAAGAACATAGTTTCAGAAGGAAAAATTGAAGGCGTTGATAGATTAATTGGTGGATTTGCAAGTATGAATAATATAAATTCTATAGATAATTCATTTCCATGTGGAGTGCCAATTTATCATAATGCTTTAGGAACATTAGAGGAAATTGACAAACAATATTCAAGAATTTTATGGGAATACGAAGGGACAGAATTATCTATTGATGCTGATGAAAGCATTTTAATTAATTCTGATAAAGGAAAGTTTAGACTTCCTAAAAGAAAGGAAAGATTATTTAGAAAATTTGATTTTGATGATACAAAAGATAAAACATATAATATATTTAGCCCTGAAATTAGATATAATGCATTGTTTAATGGGTTAAATGAGTTATTAAGACAAGCTGAAAATGAATGTCATATTGCATATGGAACTTTATCTAAACTTGATGATATTGCCAAAACAGCAACCGAAATAAAAACTTCAAAACAAGATTATTATGTCACAATTGCTGATATACAAGAAACAATGCAAAATGCATATGATGATTTGATATATGGAATATACGTACTATGTAAATTATATAGAATTCCTGTTAGAACAAATTATACTACTGAACACGATTGGGATGATAGTATATTAATTGATAAAGAATCAGCTAGGAATCAATCTTTAATTGAACGTAATAATGGTATTACTAGTGATGTTCAATATATTATGGACACAAAAGGTTATAAAGAAAAAGAAGCAATTGAATTTGTTGAACGCCAAAAAGAATACAGAAAAATTACAGAAGAAAAAAAAGAAACTGAAGTCGCTGAAGAATAATGGATAAAATTCAATTTGATAGATTAATAAAACCTCTTGTTGAAATATATGATGAAATAGAACTAGAAATTATAAAAAAAATACTTGAAAGAGTTAATAATTACGATTCAGTTTCAGGAAGTTTAAAGTGGTATTTAGAAAAATTGGCGGATTTAGGTACGCTAAATAAAGAAATATTAAATATATTAAAAACTAATAAAAAATATATCGAAACGGCTATAAAAGATTTATCCAAAAATACAGTTGCCTCGATAGATGATTTTGATAGATTATATGAGTATTATAATGATGGATTAATAGAAATAAATCCATCAGATTTATTTAATAGTACATCTATTAATAATTTGATAAAAAATGCTACTAAAGATGTAAGAGATATAACAGATTTAATAGATTCTAAAGTTTTAGAAGGAACAAATGAAGCTTATAAGAAAATATTAAATAAAGCATATATTGAAACCGCTAGTGGTATTTATACTTATCGTGAATCTATTAGAAGGGCATTAGAAGAATTTTCAAAAGAAGGAATAAGAACAGTACATTATAGTAATGGAAGAACATTATCGATAGAAGCAGTTGTTCGTAGAGATGTAATAACACGTATGAATAAATTGATTGGCGATGTTGAGCTAGAAAATGCCAAAAAATTAAAAACCAATCTTGTGTATGTGGATCAACACGAAGGAGCTAGAACTAGAACACCTTATATTAAACACGATTATGAAGCTCATGATGAATGGCAAGGAAAAGTTTATATGATTGAAGGGTCTAGTGAAAAATATGATAACTTATACGAAAAAACAGGTTTTGGAGAAATGCTTGGATTAAAGGGATTAAACTGTCATCATGATTTTCGACCATATTTTGAGTGGGAAACTATTCCAAAAAGAATAGATGAAGAAAAGAATCGAGAAAAAAGGGAATTATTAGATAAACAAAGAAATTACGAATCCAAAATAAGGCAATTAAAACATGAAGAAGAAATTTATAAGCAAATCGATAAAGAAGAATATAAAAAAGTCTGTAATAAGCTAAAAATAACTAATAATCAATATAATGAATTCTTAGAAAAAAATAATCTAAACAGAGATTATTCTAGAGAATATATTACATCTAAATTAAATGGTGGTTTAGGTGTTAATGGTTTTATTACTAAAGAGGACATATATAAGACTAAAGTTTTAAATCTAGGTAAAATTGATATTAATATGAAAGATAATGCTATAGATTATTATGAAAAAGTTATTTCACAGCAAAAAGTTGAAAATGCTATCATTATTCAAAAAAATGGTGAAGTTGTCAGATGTATTGGTAGTAAATATGGTGTTGGAATATATGGCAATTTAAAAAATGCAATAATAACTCATAATCATGTTACAATAGATGAAGAAATTGGTGGATCTTTTGGTAAAGACGATTGGGAGTTCTTAATTAATAATCATAAAAATAATATAACTCTAAGAGCTATTGACGAGAAGTATATTTATAAGATACGAACATTAAAAAATATAACATTAAATGATTACCAAAATTCATATATTAATGCTAGACTAATAGATGATGATTTTAAACATTGTGTCATGATAGATTTGACGAAAAAAGGATTGATAAAGTATGAAAGAACAATTAGAAAATGAATTAAAAAAGTGGGAAGAAGCTTTAAAAAAAGAATTATCGCAAGTAAAAAAAGAAAATAATAATTGTTTATCTAACAATTCAGAAGAAAATAAAATATTACAAAAATATTGGAAGAAAAAAGAAGAAATAATAAAAAAGTATAATAAATAATTTGTAGGTAGTAAATTGGGAATAATTAAATAATTGTTCCTTTTTTAGTGCTTATAAATAGCACTCAATTAAGTTGATAGAAATATCAGCTTTTTTGTTGGCCTGTTTGTGCTAGAAACGAACAAAAATATTTAATCTTTGGAGGACTTAACCTCTAGAAAAAAGTGGAAGGAGAATAGATATGAGAGATTATTTAGCAAATCTAGAAATTGGAGAGGGGAAGATTCATTTATCTGAAGCTGAAATAAAAGCAATTTTAGTTGAACATGGTAAAGTTATTGAGACTGAGAAAGCTAAGATAGAAACAGCAAAAGATAATGAGATAAACACTCAAAAAACAACTATAGATGAGCTAAAAAAACAAATTGAAGGTATGCCAACTTCAGATGATGTTGAAGCATTAAAAACAAAAATAAAAGAATATGAAGATGCAGAAACACAGAGAAAAGAAGATGAAAAGGTAGCTAAAGAAAAAAGTATTAGAGAAGAAAGAACTAATGCTTTTTTTAGTGATGTTAAATTTGCTAGTAATTCCGCAAAAGCTGGAGTTATATCAGAATTTAACAAAATGGAATTCAAGTATGATGAAGACAAAGGAAAATTTTTAGGTGCTTCAGAATGGCTTGAAGATTACAAAAAAAATGATGTTGGAGCATTTTTGAGTGATGTTGCAAATCCTACATTTACAACAGGAGTTACTTCTCCAACAGTGGATAGTTCAATGGATTCTATTTTAGAAGCTATGGGATTATCAGAAACAAAAAAATAAAAAAGAAAGAAGGAATTTAAATGGCAAATAGTATTGAACTATTTAAAAAAAATGCACCTGAACTGTTAGATAAAGTGTATAAACAAGCTAGTACTACATCAGATTTTGATATTAGTGGTGCTTTAGTAAAGGCAGGTGCAAATACAAATGAAATTATTGTACCAATTTTAGATATGGATGGTTTAGCTGACTATGACCGTAATAGTGGTTATATTGACGGCGATGTTAGACTAACTAATGAAACAGTGAAATTCAATTACGAACGTGGTAGAAAATTAAAAACTGACACTATTGATGATGAAGAAACAGGAGGAGTTATTTTAGCAAATCTTTCAAGTGAATTTGCAAGAACAAAAGTTGTTCCTGAGGTTGACGCAGTAAGATATGCTAAATATTCATCTTTAGAAAATATTTCTGATGTGGCAGAAAATGGTATTGATTATAAAACAGGAGAAGAAGTATTAAATGCTCTTGAAGAAGCAATGGTTAAATTAGATGATGATGAAGTTCCAGAAGAAGATAGACATTTAAGAATTTCACCTACATTATTATCTTTAGCACAATTTGTATCTAGAATTACGAATAATGATATATTAACTAGATTTGCTAGTGTTAGAAAAGTTTCAAAGAAAAGATTTCAAACTAAAATTGAACTCTTAAGTGGAAAAGATAGTGATGGAGAGAGAATTGGTGGGTATAAATTAGTTCCAGATACTTATAAGATAACTACTGACAGTTCTATTGTAGAAGGGAAAAAATATTTTACAAAAAGTGAAAATAAATATATTGAAGTTAAAATACCTAACGTTTCTAATATCTCTAATTACTATGAAATTGATAAAATAGGAAGTAGAGATATTAACTTTATGATTATTCATAAACCAGCATTACTACAATATACAAAACATGCTAAAATGAAAATATTTACTCCTGATCAAGATCAAGAAGGAGACGACTACAAGATGTTATATAGACTTTATGGTTTGAATGATTCATACGTTAATAAGCGTGCTGGTATTGTAGTCTCTCATAAGTAAGAAAGGATTGATTTATATGGGTAAAATAATTGGAGATAAACCAGAAAAAATTAAAACATTTACAGAAGAAGAAGTTACAGTTTTGATAGCTGAAATTAAAGAAAAAAATGAAATGTTGGAACTTGAAAATGTTAAATTGAAAGATGAAAATGATTCTTTTAAAGAAACCGAAACAGAATTAAATAAGCAAATTAGTGAACTTAGTAAAGAAATAAAGAAAATAAAAGAAGCTGAAGAAAAAAATAAAGAAAAAAATAAAGAAAAAAATAAAGAAAAAGAATAGGAGATGATAAGGTATGCTAGAATTAATAGATTATAATTTTTACACAAATAATTTTGAAGGCATAAGCATACCTTCTAATTCTTTTAAAAATATAGTAATTAAAGCTAGTACAAAAATAAATAAATACACATCAAATAGAATTAATAAAAATAATTTGAGTGATGATATAAAAATATGTACTTGTTTAATTGCAGAGTTACTTTTTTCTCAAGAAAAATTAAAAAATGATTTAAGGCAACTAAAGATAGAATATAAAATGATAACAGAAGAAAAAATAAAACAAATGGCAAGTAACACAGAAGGAAAAGAAATTATAGAAGAAACATTTAAAAATATAGAAAAAGAGAAATTGTCAAAGATACAAGGAATTACAGGATATCATTGCAATCCTTGGTATGGATGAGCTTTCAGAA